TTCTGTAGAACACGTAACCGTCCTTGAGAAGTCAGGGATAGTAACTGTAGCTGTATTCTCTGTAAAAGTTATTACTTCAGTTGAGCAAGTAACATTACGAGGTATAGAAGTAACAGGAGGATCAAGGATAGATAGTACGTGGTATACTGCCCAAGATACGTCATAATCCTGTCCACCCGAGTCTTTACTAATACCAATAAAACCCCATTCAGTAGTACGAGGAATATTAGTCTGAGTAAAATACGGACCATAAGTTACATAAGATGTACCTATATCCAAATCACCTGTAATATTACTTCGTGCTGCATTGAATGAAGCAGTAGTATTCCAGGCTGAATATCTATCACTTAATGTATAGCTTTTAACTAATCCGTTACCACTACCAGAAGGTTGATTAGGTGCAACGTAAAGTCTAGTACCGTTATCACCGAAACACTGACCTCCTACTTGAGTAGCATCAGTATACGGATCAAAGTTATTGATACCCATAGGTGTACCAATGATACTTCTGCTACTCCAAGGTGTACGTAAACGATATGCTACAATAACTGCTGTTTCATGACGAAGCAGGAATTTACCGTCATCACTAAATCTTAAACCTCGTTCACCTGATGAATTAAAGTTTTCAGAGTTAACTCCACCACCATCTTGAGAAGAAAGATCCCAAGGAGTAGCAAGAGTTAATTCAAGACCTGTATTACCAGTATCAGAATTAGTAGCAACTTTAGTACCATCTGCGGATATAGCGACAGCATTATGAGCAGTACTACTTAGAGTGTATTGATGAGAAGCTGAATCGAGTTCCCAAGGAGTACTAAGATCGAATTGAAAAAGATCATCTGTACTAGTATCACCTATATAAATATGTTCGCCATTACTAGCTATATCAAAATTAGCATACCCTCCTACATAACTAGAAGGGTCGAGACTTTTACTTGAATATGAAGCAGTACTAATATCAAATGGAGTAGTAAGATTATACTGGTAAATAATACCTGATCCTGATATACCGTCTTGGATATATAAGCGAGTCCCATTAGGACTCATAGACATATCATCTACCCAGGACAGTTGACCGCTGATATCTAGTGTTTTACCAGAATCAGCAGATACACCGCCTGTTACATTACCATTAGTCTGACTACCATGAACATGACCATATTGTGCTGTACCACCGCCGCCACTTCTTTTTGCTCTAAATAAAGCGATAACACCATAAATTTCATCGCCTACTTCAGTATCCGTATTTGGACCACCTGTAGACGATCCTCCAGCATCATCAGTAAATACACCGCCAGCCGATGCGCCGCCAGTATAGTTACCAGAAGTGCCATCATTAAGAGCTATTTCATGTTGATCTACCCACTGACCTTCATCAAGTGCTGTAGTACCAAGTCCAGAAGTATCAGGAGTAGCAGAAGCTTTAGTAGAACGATAACGATGCACACGCATCTTATAAGCGACGTTATTAAATGCTTCTCTGTCAGGAATACCAGAGAATACACATATATCATCGAAATAAGCTGTGATACCTATACTATTTGTTTGGGAGAATGTGAAGTAATCAGGGTCGGCACCTCCAGATCTGAAATCACTCGTACCAGAAAGTTCTTCAGCATCTTCTAACCAAAGACTATAAGCCCCTGTTGCGGAAGATACATCAGCAATAAGTGAGATATAATACCAAGTATCTGCTGAAAGTTGAGTTGTTCCTGTAGCAACTGTTGAACTAGCCGCATTGAGTACTTGCAAATACCCTGAAGTAGTTAGAGCTAAGTAAATGGCATTATTAGCTGAAGTATCATACCAGTCACAAATAATAGATGTATTAGATGGGTTTACACTAGATGCGCGAAACCAAAACGAAACACCAAATAAAGAACTTGAAGAAGAGGCTTGAGGAGTCCCAAACTCAACAGCAAGGCGAAAATTAGAATTACCACTTAGTGAATAAGAATAACCCCCTGTATTTTTTACAGACGAGCTAACACTGACTGTACCATTGGTCTGGTTAATACCAGTGGTAATGTCATTACACTCTGCACCTACGGCATTGTGTAGTGTGATGCCAGCCACAGGCTTGCCTTAAGGTATAAGGAGATCCCCTACACTTATACTTCCCTGCTCACCTAGCAGAAGGGGGGAGAGGCTAGGTTAAGGGGATCGTATACCTTATACTTATGCCTGGTTGACTGTAGCGAATGGAGCACCCCAAGTAATCGTGAGATCACCCGTAGTTGCATCGAATACACCACCGAGATCAACATAACCGATACAGTTTTTATTGGTCGCTGTATCATCATATATGATCCCCCAATAACAAGTGGTTGGATTGCCTGCATTCTGCGCCCACGTAGCGGGATCACCAAAATCAATTTCCAGTGTACCAGCATTAAGCGTAGCACTTGGAGTAGCACACGTATTACCGCCAGCAGCAAAGTTACCACCAGTCTGTTCATTAGCAGCCAGATTGGTAGTACCACCTGCGCCCCAACATGGGTCAGCAGTCGTAGCAGCGGGGGTAATCGTATTATCTACGATTGCACATTTAATAGTATTCGGGCTTGCACCAAAATCATGAATACCCGAGTCAAATACGTTTTCGAGAAACGCATCAAAAACAACCACATCACCTTGCGCCATAATTTAATCTCCTATTAGCGAGTAACTTCCTTATGGAGTTTTACAATACCTTCGGCTACTCGCGTAACATCACCGTTACCGGCAGTATTGATCAACTCCAAATCATAGACAGCATTGTCAAAGTCAAAGGCCGCTGTGTCAGTATCACTAATAAGTAGGTTAATTCCACCATCAGCAGCGTTCAAGGTGATGCCACCGTTTTCAGTCGTTAATTCATGAACTGTAACAGTTGAGCCGCGAGTAATCCTAATCTGCATCCTTGCAGTATAACCAGTAAGATCAGTTGGAGCATAAAACGTGACAGACCCCGTATCTGCTTCCCATTCCTGGTTATTTGTAGATAGGTTAACACTAAAAGAGTCAGCAGTAAGATAAGTAGCGATTGCTGTTTTCTTTCCAGTGTTCAAATTATAAGCGCCAACTACGTCATGTATAAATACAGGTGTAGTTGACACACTTGGTAAACCGTGGCTTGTAATCCCAATTACAGTAGGACACCCTACCGTTACACTCTCAATAGCTTTGCACAGAATACCTGCACCATACCAGTTAACAGTGCGACGAAATGTAGCACCCTGAATAATTGTTAGGTCTAGGCGAGGTACGTCGGACATTATAAGCCCCCATAAGACGTTGCTCTAGGTGGAGCAACGCGCTTTTTCATTCGTCTGGAATCAACTTCAAGCATAGCAGCTTCAAAGTTAAGTTTAGCTAATTGTGATTTTTGTGGGTCAAACATCTCAGCGTCTTGATGTGCATAACACTTATGCATAACCCAATCAAGGAGCGATAATCTGTCAGTTTCAGGAACTCCCTCTATATCCAAGTTGTTTTCACTAATTGGATATAGAGGGTATCTTTCTATGACAACAGAGATAGTTCCATTTACAACAGGTATGTTTACGAGGCGAAGTTTGTTATCCTCCATCCCCATAATCGCACCATACACCATGCCAGCGGTATCTGGATACCGATGAATAGTAAGATACGTGTTATAATCTGCGCTAGACCTGTCAATACCCTCACTTTCATATGCCTCCCAATCGAGGACTTTAAGTTTAGTCTTGGTAGAATCGTCGTAGGCAGAGATAACACGTAGAACCTTCTCATCCAATAGAACCCAGGGACTATCAGCGGTGTATTCGAGAGTGGTAAGCGGCGAGGTATGATCCCTAATTGGCTTACCAAGTTCACAGTACTTATTAATAGCATCTGTGAGATAGAGATAAAATGTGTCATCCGACCAGAAGTAGGGCTTCGCCACATCATCTGCTATGTTACGAAATACACTTAACAGGTCGTCTGCATTCATTAGTCATCAGCCTCTACAACTTCAGCGCCTTTATGCCGAGCTTTGGCAAATGCATCAACTACTTCGTTCTTTTGTACTTTATAACCGAGTAGTTCAGTTACTCGCTGCACATTAGGCGTTCCGGTCCCTGTCCATTCATCCCTATCATTTCGCTCAATCATCTGAGCAACTACCTCAGTGATTTCTTGCATACGTTCATCAGGATCAATAGGACCACGATTAACTGGAGTCGGTTCTTCATCAAGAAGATTAGGGGTTACTCCGTCTACTACTTTAGCACCCATGCCAATAGCAGACTTAACAAGTTGCGGAGCTACTCCAACAGGTACTCCAGGTTCAAAGGTTACTGATTGCCCACTCAAATGACGAAGAGTAGCGCGGCGATCCAGTACCATTTTTGTAGATCTTTTTTCACGCATAACTTTGGCTCCTAAATTAGGTCGAGAGGGCCGAAGCCCTCTCTAATTGCTTAGTAAGGCTGGTTCTCATTTGCGCGATTCGGCAAGATATATGCCACACCGATCTTAAGAATACCAGCCGTATTATCGTTAGCACCATAAGTAGGAGTAACGATTACAGCCGTGCCATTAGCACCAGTATTAGTGAACAAGCCAGCAGCGAACTCAACAGCAGGGTTCGTAGTAGAACTCAAATCCTGGGCTGTTTCAAACGTAGTGGCTGCACCTGTAATACCAATATTGGCAACAGCGGAAGTGCCGTCATTAAACGCTTCAGAGACTTCAGAGAAGCCGCCTACGATGACAGCGTTAGGGGGAAGGTCAATAACTTCAGTTGCCACACCAGTAGGCAGGTCTGCGAAACCAGCCGATTGATAGGCCCAAAGTACATATTGACGACCGTGGTCTTTGAGAGTATTAGGCATGATTCATATCCTCCTTATTCCTGAGAAACGTAGCAGGACAGAACGCCGAAGTCTTCAGTAGTACCAGTATAGATGCTATGGAATTTCGGCTTCAAGAAACCGAAAATCTTGCCAATACTAATACCCTGCTGGTTCTGATAGTCAAAACCCTCTTCGACCCAATACGGATTACCGATATCAGCAATACCCAATGCCTGAGCACCACAGAACAAGACCTGGCAACCTTCTACATCATTACCTGAACCCCACTGATCTACACCAGAGGTAGCACCACGACAGTTATATACGTGGCGGTGTTCGTGAATGTAAAGGTTATCAACCTTGACAGTAGCACCTGCAAACAGCGGATTACCTGTATTGCTACGGATACCTGACTCCCGAACGTTCTGCATGTAGGTCGGGTCCAACTTCAACCGAGCCAGTGCAGTAGGAGTCATGAAAACGTGATAAGTCTCCTCACCACCTTCCCGTACACCGCGCATATAGGTTTCTTTGGCATATGCTTTAAGCTGAATCAACATTTCCCAAGAGGGACGATCAGCAGCAACCACATCACCAGTAGTTCCACCTACTTCAAATACATCAGTAGTACCATTCCAACGACCCACACGGGCAGTAGTCGGAGTACCAACATCAGCGGCAAACTCAAGGAAGGGGAAGTCAGACCCTACACGGGCTGTTCCATTGTTGTTCATCGCATAGCTGACACCTGACATAGACAGGAATGCAAGCTGATCAATACGATCACCAAGCCAGTATGAAAGAACATCTCTGGAATTGTTGCGGAAAGTAACAACCGACTTTTGATCGGCCATGCGGCCTTCATGTCGATTCGCGTGACGAAGCTGATCAATACGGATCACTTGGTCATATGACTTCATCGCTTCTTCGTTACCTTCCAGGGTACGATCTCCAGCGATACCATCACCTTCCAAGTCTGCTACCAGCGTGAGAACAGCGCGAGCACCCTTATCGCTCTTAGTCAGTTCATCAATGTGGTGAATGATGCTGTTAGCATCCTTACCCATGAACCGACTTACAAAAGCTTGGTTACGTGCTGCTTTCCACAGATCCATTGACCAGATAGTAAGCTCTTCGTCAGTAAGACGAGCAAAATTTGTCTGAGCCATATCTACCTCAACTAGTCAATTTAAACGTATATATCTCCTTTACCGTTTAACGCTTGGATCAGCGGGAACACCTGTTTTTAGAGGGTGTGACCTCTGCACGGTTGACGCATCGTGCCTACGAATACCCCGATTGTAGCTCAAAAGAAAGGGGGCTACAAGCCCCCTAACGATTTCCTAGGTGATGTTCTTCAAGCGTATCACCGCGAAGCTTAGTTTTGATATCATCGGGTAGTTTATCAAACTGCTCCATAGTTAGACGGCTAATATCAATACCAAACTTCTTATGGTTATTCGCATCAGCGGAGTCCCCAATATCAGCTACATTAGCAGGTTGTCTGGTAAGAGCGTCTGCAAGATTCTTCTTTGACTCTGATTCACGGTTTTCTTTAGTGTCTGACGCCTTCTTTTTTGTACCTAAAGGCTTCAATACTAAGTTATGAGCTTTCTCAAGTGCTTTAGACCAGGGTAGTCCTTTAGCAATAAAAGCTTCACGTACTTCAAACATTTCAGTTACAATTGATTGATCGAAATTATCAGAACTTTTGTCGATAACTGGATACTCTTTCTGATATTGCTCAAGCAGGTTATCATAGCGAATGTCATCAGCCGACTGTGCGCGAGTAGTCGTAGATACTTCGTCAAAACGTGCATCGTCAATAGCAGCTTCGAGAGCATCCATTTCATCAAGCAAAGAATCAGCTTTATCTGAATCATTGTCAAAAACTGCTTTCTGCCATTCTTTTCGTTTGGCTTTGTGTTCTTTCCTCAAGTCATCAATAGTAGGTATAGCTTCCTGCTGAACCTGCTGTTGTGGTTGTGGTTTGCTAACTTGCTCACGGAGTTTATTACGTTCGTCGATAACCTTATTAAGACGAGAGATAGGAACCATCTGTTCCTTGTCATCATCATCGACATCAGTTTTGTCATCAGCTTCCTGTGTAGTTTTGTCATCAGTCTCGCCTTTAGCAATCTGATCTACCAGTGCAGCAAGACCTTCGTCAGTATACTTACCATCTTCCCCCGTTTCACCGGGGGTAACAGTTTTGTCATCATTCTGACTTGTGTCGTCAGTTTTCTTTTCTGGACTAGGCATTAGAGGTGGCTCCTTGGTTGGACGGTTTAGGTAATGCAGGTTTTAGCTGTGCTTGTAGACGAATCTCGCGCATCTTTTGAATATGCCCAAGAGTCTGCAATCTAGCATCATTTTCATAGTCTAGTCTAAGCTTATAGGCTTCCAACTTCATTTCCATAAGCTTTTCAGGACTTATATCGTTCTGGTTTTCGACAGTCGCTTGCTGTGTCTCAATACTTTCCTTTGTAGCTCTGACAGCTTTAAGGTTAGCGTCTGCATCTTTATCTTTTGCTTCTGCCTCTTTAATGAGCAGTTCTGCAACCGCTGTTCGACGGTTAAGTTCATCTTCAAATTGGAGTTGCTCATCTGACTTGTTACCTTGAATAGTAGCAAGTATCTCCTGTTTATTACGAAGTTTACTAGCTTCAATGATAACGCTATCTGGAATCTCAACCCCTACTTCAGTTCTCAAGCGTACTGCTTGATCAAACTGAGTGTCCTCAAAGTTATCACGTTCCGGCTCACTTGTAACAACTACAGAGTACTCACCTAATGTAAGATCACGCAGTATCTCTCCTTCGGGCGTAATCTCATTTACGACTACTTGCTCTCTCTTAGCATCAATACTTGACCCCGTAATATTGATTAGTCGTGGTTCTGTATAATACTTCTGAACAATGTCAAGTACACGCTCTGCGAGCATAGTATCTGACCTATTCAGGTTGTCGAGAACGGGTGCTAAGTTAGTACTTCCTCTAGCTTGATTAAACTTAACAGCTTTAGCAGCTACATCTTCCCTAGCAAAGCCTGTCTGGTAATCTGAAACTCCAGAAATATTCTTGATATCTTCTTCAGCTTTGAAGCCTATACGGTCAAGTCCTGTTGGTATTTGATTCGGCGTGATCTTTTCAAGACCGTCCATATCATCAACAACAGCGACGAAACCAGTCTCAGCCCCTTGCGTTCTTAGTTCTTCATCAGACATATTTTTCATAGTGCCTTGACGTACTTTCCAACCACTATTAGCAGTTGTATTGAGAACGTGCAACTCTTGGGACCGAGATTTATTGAGAAGTTCCTGGGGGCCGATTAGGTTTTCAACGATACCTATTGTACGACCCCTCCTGAAATGAGGAAAATACGGAACAATTGTAAAGTACTTATATGGAGAGGGTTTGTCGTGAAAGGTAATATCGCCAGCCGTAACTGACCACATATTTTTAAAGCCTTTCTTTTTAATAGTACCAAGATGAGGGTTATTACGTAGAAAATCAGCAGTACGATTTTTGCTCCATGTATGAGGTACTTCTCTCATATCACCTGTTTGAATATCTACGAAATACTCAAGTACAGCGAGTTCTTTATATTGCCGGTCGAGAATGCGTACCTTACGCATATCATTGCCCATATAGTCTCGACGACCACCTGTTCTTCCCATTTGTGAAGAATCGTTGGAATTGCCAAACCTATCGGTTTGCCAATCCCCACCATCTAAGAAATCGTAAGGACTGTAGTCATCCGGCCTACCTTCCAACTCTTTTCTAGAATCAGGACCATACAATAACTCAACAGCATCAAGAGTTAACCATCTTGATACTACTACATCGGACCAATCTGAACAATCATACTGTGATGCATCAGGATCAAGCAGCACGGAAGTTGGTGACACACAGTTAATACGAACTTCGCCCATGAGGGAATCATCAAAGTCTAGGCGAACATCATAGAAGCCACGACCCGTAATGATACCATCTAGGTAGACGTTTGTTCTAATCCAAGGTAGTCTATTGTTATTACTGATCTGCATGAACACTTTAGTAAGTGCATCTGCTACTTCGTCATTACCATTTTTAGCTGGACGATATGATACAGCACTACGGTTATAAAGCTGTTCGCCAACTACGTTAGAAATAGTGTTGAGAATCTTGTTGACAGTTATAGCAGGACGCTTAGAAGCAGCTAACTTGGCTAGGTCTGTTTTATCCCACTGGACACCAGCGAAGAAGTCTTCGCACTTACGCGCTTTATCAATGAAGTCAGTATGCCCTTCATCCCGCATATACACATAGCGGTATGCTGCTTCTCTTGCTACGTCACTCGCCATAATGGGTTTTCCTTGTGCCTTACAGGATGATAGCAGAAATTATGCGCTCATGTAAGTACCTTGACCGTTTGAAACACCTAGATGATTCTTCAATCTCTCTGCTACAGTTAAGTGTTTCTTATCGGCGGTACGTACAGGTACATGATTTCTGTTATTTACAACCATTGGCACTTTTGATAGAGCTACCCTGACATTCCATGCAAGGGAGTCTACAAAGTCATCATTAATGCCAGCAGGGAATTGCAACAACTCTTTACGTGCTGCATTTAACCAACTAGCTCCGCGTGGGAAATACATCATTCCCTTTTCCATGCGACCTTGTAAAGGTCGAGCACGTACCGCTTTATCTGTAAGCGGTTTTAGCTCCTCAACCACTTTACTCAAGTTGCGGGTATCGCATTCCTGATTATACGAGTCCTGAATAGCCTTCCAGAGTTGACCATCTTCGACCCCAGTTGTATACGAACCAGCAACTTTGCTCCATCGTTCATTCGTATCACACATATTACGGACGATCTCAAATGTTCCTCCACGGAACCTTTTAACCTCCGCAATATACTGTCTATGTGACTCATCCATAATAGTAGTCACACCTACAGTCCAGTCATTGTGCTGTTTAAGTCCTATGGCAAAGTCCCAAGTAGTGATGATTGTCCTACCAGCGGGATCAGGTAAGCTATTTATTAACTGAATCTGGTCTTCAGTGAAGTAACTACCTGTATCTGGTACGGGACTCTGCTGATAAAGCGCATTCCAGATCCTCTCTGGCTGATTATGTTTAATGCGCTCTAATTCATGTATGGGGTATCTTTCAGGATGAAGTGCCTCCCCAGGCTCCCGCAATAACTCCAAGCCTAAGTCTAAGGCATCTTCGATCGGTTCACTCTCTCTTATGATCTCTTTTGTATCTACGTCCCTATACTCATACTCTTCTGCGATAGCAGGGTATCTAATAACCTGATACGTATCGCCGTTGCGGTCTTCCATGTGCTGCAACAATCTACCTGCTAAGTCGTCAAAATGCCACCATGTTTGTATAACAAGCACACCACCACCGGGACTCAGACGAGTATACGCTGTAGAGAAGAACCACTGTTCCAGCTTTTCACGTATGGTGAAGCTATCAGCCTCTTCCATATTCTTGATAGGATCATCGACTATTAGAATATCGGCGCCTTTACCTGTAATCGGACCACCTACACCCGCTACGGTTAATCCACCTCTTTTTGTTGTCTTCCAAGACTCTGCACTACGGTTCTGCGGGTTAATCTCCGTATTCGGGAAAACCTTACGATAGTAGCTATCTTGTATCTGATCACGGACTTGACGAGAGAACTCAAGCGGTAGGTCAAGGTTATATCCAATATTCATCATTTCCAAGTGAGGGTACTTACCAAGCGCCCATGCTGGAAACCTTACTGACGATATCTCACTTTTACCTCCTCGCGGAGGCACAAGCAACATTAGTCGGGGGGATAGACCATTTATAACGTCTTCGAGAAAACGCTCAAGACGTTCACAAATATCTATATGGACCCACCCTGGTAAATACCGTGGGTGAGTTGTCTTAATATAGTGCATTAAATCTCGCTTCATCAACTCTCGATGAGCGAGTTCTCTTACGATCCTCTTCTGTTGGGCAGTTTGGATTGCGGTGTTAGCAGTCATCCTCAACCTCAGATAACTCGCCTTCAATTATATCAGAGGAAACTAACTTAAGAAGGTCTGCGGTATCTGCGTTGACTATGGATTCTGGATCTTCAAACGAAATCTTTATCTCTTTCTTTTCTACATACGCCCCTATCATTTTACCTATTTCGCGCCATCCAGCAACCATAGCATTAGCATTATCGGTAGCCCTGGCAACGTCGATTGCATCCAACATGCCTTGTTGAACGTCCTCAATAGTTAACTCCATTCGCCTGCTGTATTCCTGCTGCATGACAGTTATAGCCTGAACAACGTTGGGATTGTTCATCAAAATCGTTGCGTGGCTACCTGTGGAGTATCCGGCCTGTACAGCCGCAGCAGACATAGACAGCCCCGCTACCATAACCCCAAGTACAAAGGCTCTCTGTCGGGTCGTGAGCTTGTTCAGGGCTTCATGCACAGCAGGAGCTTGGAACTGATCAGAAGTGGCATTCTGTTTGATCGTAGCAAGCTTATTCATGCCCCCGATTATAGCCTCCCTATATATAAGGAGTAAAGCAGAAAGTAACCCCTATACGTCTAAACTATAAATATTAGAACTTTCTAATATAGCTATGGGATCTCGATAAAAAATTTTATAAAAATATGGTGAAAACCGGGTGCAGCGTACCCCCCACCCTTTCGGGTTTGGGGAGGGTCGGTTCGGATTCGGATTCCCTAGCACATATAGGGGGTCAGGTGAGTGATACACCATATATCACATGCTTTAGGAGATAACATGATGATTAGGACCATCATAGTTGTCCTGGCCTTAGTACTTACTTGTCCTGTGTACGCAGCTCAGTATACAGCAACAGTTGATCATGTACGTGATGGTGACACTATCGAAGTTACTACCACTACAGGTCAGTCCTTGGTCATAAGATTATCAAGGATACAGTGTGCTGAACTAAAGACACACAAGGGTAAGCAGCTTAAGCAATTAGTCACTGACATACTACTACACAAACAAGTAGTACTACACACTAATGGCATAGGCTACTATGGTAGGACATTAGCAGAGGTATACTACCTCAATACATCAATCAACCAATACCTCTTAGATAGAGGTTACTGCCCACTGTACTAATAGGAGATTAGATCATGTTTACACAGTATTACAAAGAAGTTATGGAATATGAGTATTCCAAGATGCTCGAATCCACAACAGAGGAGGAGTTCGAGAAACATCGCAAAGAATACTGGATATTCAAGCGCAAGTACATCGCAGCTCTGCATCGCAAAATCAAAGCGGCTTAGGACGCGCTACTAGTACATTCGCAAGAGTGTACTAGTGGGGTAATCCTGCCCATGTGGAGTACATATCATGAAAGGACTCATCATTAGTTCTGTTGTTTTATCTGCCCTTGTTTGGGCTATCTCAGGTAATGCCATAATTGC